TTACTTCCGTATTTGTATCGCTCCGTTACTATACTCCTTCGTTACGCAACCCAATACAAGATAGATATGCCTAATCTCCTCTTTGGGAACAGAGAATGGGGCGTGTATCAGATTTCCATCCGGGTAGGTTTCCCGGTTGGTACTGTAAGCCATAAAGTGGTCGCCTTTATTTTGAAGTTGTTTGGTGACGCGATATTCTGAGGTTTCAACCACATAGTTGCGACCATTCATAATTAGTTGTGGGTTGTTTACATGCTTCAGGGCAAGGATAGAACCGCTCGGGTATTCCACCATGCTGTCGCCATAATGTCGGATAGCTGCTGTCGCTTCGGGAAACCAGTCACCGGCATCAATCCATTCAGTTGGGGAACTGGGGTCCGTGTTGGCCACACGGTCGTTCAGCCCGCCGATGGTGGATACATCGTCGTAAAACGGAATAAGATTTTTCTTTGCTGGTAGAACTATCTTTTCCTTCATTTCCGGCTCGTCTATTAATACAGCATCGCTTTTTAACATAGGACCACGCCCTGTGAGAAGCCAATCTGAATTGAGATCAGGAAAAGCATAGAGTATTTTCTCACATTTATCTGAACCTATATTCTCACCTTTGTCTAAAGACCCATTAGAAAGTCCTGACTCTTGATAGAATCTATATTTGCTAATCCCTTTATTTTCAATAAATTGCTGTAAACGTTGAACTGTTCCCATAATTTTATTAGTAAATTTACTCGTAAAATATTTTGATATTAGAATATTTACTACTAATATTGCGGCATATTCAGAATATGAACACGCCCCAAAGATATAAAAAGGCGGCCATATAAACGAATATTAGAAGTGAAACTTAAAAAGAGTAAAGGATATGAATGACGAGATTAAGGAATGGCAAGTACAGAACAACAGATTAAAGGTTGCGAACTTGTTGATGTTGGATGGTGTGAGTTTTAGCTATAACAAAGAGAATGGTATTGTGTTTTCCGCTCCGGATTCTTACGTCAAGAAAATGATTCATACCCTGAGAAACTGCTACGGATGTAGCACGAAACCGATTATAAACGAATATAAATAAAAACGATGAAGGCAAAAGTGATTATCGCTCAAGCGACGGCAGAAACAGTTGGATTTCTTTACGAACTGGTTAAGAGAATGGCAGAGAAAACGGCTATCAAGGCTTATCCGAGTGTGGACTATCAAGCCGTGTTTTTCCCGGTGGATAAACACGACCTGTATTTTGTGAAGCGGATATTGGCAGATAAGAACTTTTCTTTTAAGGTGGAAAATGCTGAATAATAACAATAAATATGAAATTATGACACAAAAAGAATTTGAAGAGAGAACAGGAATCGTACCGACACCAGAAGATTTTGAGTACATCCATGAAATGTATATGAATACTTCAATGGATAAAGACGCATTTTGCAAAGAGTTCAAGAAACATGGGGAAAGCCAAATTATCCGAGATATCTATATACGGGTAGTGAACTGTAATGTGAAATTGAATCGGCAAAAGGAAGTTACAAATGATCTTGCCGACTTCCTGATTGGTAAAGCTCATGCGTATGAAGACACCGACTTCCGCAACCAGGCAATGAAACTGGTTGGGGAGGTGGAAGTGGTCAAGCGAACGATTGAATTAGGGCTTCCACTTTGGGACGAAGACCGCAAGTGTATTCTTTCAATGATCAACGAACAAAGCAAATAGATTGCAGGTTAGGACAGCCCGGAAAGACGGGCAGGCGATTAGTTCAGTCAGGTAGAACAGGCGAAACTTACCCATAGAAGCCATTGTCCCCGGTTCGAATCTGGGATCGCCCACAGTGATAACATTAAAACAGTATAATGATATGAAAGCGATTAGAGTTTCAGTGAGTTTCCACGAGTGGTCAAAGGTCGAGGGATTTTTAGGCCTGTTTATGGAAGACGAAGATACATTTATTTATCTGGTGGACAATGTAACATTTATTGCCGTGTTTGCCGGGGAATGTGCAATGGCTTACTTCAAAGCTGCGTTGGCCGAAGCGTTTGATGAAGAAACGATTATTGTAAAACTCAGATAATATAACGATGAAGAAACGAATCATAGTAGAACATGGAGAAGTAAAGCGGATCGCCTTGCTGATGAATTGTACTTACGAAATGGTGTCGCATTCGCTGGCTTACCGAAAGGATACCAAACTGGCGAAGGCGATCCGGAAAATGGCTTTGATGCGCGGAGGCGTTGAAGTGGGTGACGAACCGATAAACAACAGGAATCATGAAAGCTAATTGGTTGAAACCGTTTAGCGGTGAGATCGCTTGGTGGCGCAGCCTTACCGGGAAAGAGAAACTATATACCGTTTACTTCCTGCTGAGTTTTACCTTGTTGGTTGGAATGGCGGATTGTAATCCGGTATGGATGATGTTTTTGGTCGTGTTGAACTTCGGCAACTCTGCACGGCTGGTGAAAAAAGTGCCGGTTGATAAATTAGAGGAGGAATATTATGGCAACGAAAAAGGTATATGACGCATGTTGCAAGCAATTGCAATCGATGACCTTCTGTAGTCTTAGCAATAAAGGTGGTTCCAAACGATTGTTGAAGCCGAATATGCACAAACTATTTGGAAAAAAAGCTATTGTTAATGACCGTCAAATGCTGGGATGCAGCAAAGCTGAAAAGCGCAGACATCTTTATGAGGATAAGGTCTTGCGGCTCCTTTACTTGGAAAACCAATCTTATGTGGGCTTCGGTGTCGTAAAATAAAAAGAAATCATCATGAAAATGAATCTGTATCCCTTTTGCAAATTGTTGGCAAAGCCGTACTACAGGCAAAAGTTTCTTTCGCCCCTCTTCTTCGCTATTGGCTTCCACTTTAAAACCAAAAAGCGTGATAAAACTTGGGTAATCAGTATGTAGATATTTAATCATGATGCAAATGTAAACAAATAAATCGAGTGATGGAATATTACAAAAATGAACTATGCGTGACATACAAGGAACTTACCTCCGGCGATGATCCTGTGATAAGGTATAATACTTTGAAAAGTAACATTACCAGAGGAAATATCAGAACCGCCCATCGTGGCGGTGGCGAAGGTTCCTACGCATTGATAATCTATTCCTCGCTTCGTGAGAAATACAAGGCCCGTTATGTGGCAAAATATGGTAATACGGAAGAAGTACTAAAGTTACAGCGTATGAAAGACAGGGTGAAAATAGACGAAAAGGCAAGGGACTTTTACGAGACGTTCAAATACGACATGAACGGTGTTCAAACAGGACTCAGTGAAAAGTTGAAAGCGGAATACACGTTGAACGCTTCGGTGTTGAACGCGCTGGCCCGCGACTTGGAAGAGAAAACCTCCAAGCGCAAGATGTATGGCAACAGCCTCAGCACCGTATGGGAAAGCGTGGCTGCCACCGGCGAGAACCTGCGCGAGATTTACCATCACACCCTGCCGGAAAACCTGCCCCGGCTGCGGGAGAAGATCAACCGCTACAAGAAAGAGGGCTATGCGTCATTGATCTCCGGAAAGCTGGGCAACGCCAGCACGTTGAAGATAACCAAGGAGGCAGGCGACTTCCTGATCGCCTTGAAACGCAGCCGGGTTCCGGTCTATACCGACTCGCGTATATTCGAGGAGTACAACCGGGTTGTTTCGGAAAAGGGCTGGAAACCGCTGAAAAGCAAACGTAGCCTAACGATGTGGTTCGCCCGTCCGGAGATACAGCCGCTTTGGTGGGACGCTGTGTATGGCGAACTGTCGGCACACCAACGTTTCGGTCGCAAACATCGGACGGAACTGCCTTCACGCCGTGACACGCTTTGGTATGGTGACGGGACGAAACTAAACTTGTATTACCGGGACGAGAACGGGGATATGCGTACCACGATGGTCTATGAGGTAATGGATGCGTACAGCGAAGTGCTGTTAGGGTATTACATCAGCGACCACGAGAACTTTGAGGCGCAATACAACGCTTACCGCATGGCCATCCAAGTAAGCGGGCATAAGCCTTATGAAATTGTGCACGACAACCAGGGAGGCCACAAACGGCTGGAAAAGGAGAAAGGGACGACGGAACCAGGCTTCTTCGATTTGATTTGCCATGTGCACCGTGCGACTGCTCCGTACAGCGGTCAGTCCAAAACGATTGAAAGTACATTCGGCCGTTTCCAGTCACAGGAGTTGAACAAAGACTGGCGGTTTACCGGAATGAATATCACCGCCAAAAAAGAAAGCAGCCGCCCGAACTTGGAGTTTGTCGAAGAAAACAAGGACAAACTTTTCACTTTGGAAGAACTGAAAGTCCACTATGCCGAAGCTCGCAAGGCGTGGAACGAGGCCAAACACCCGGCGACCGGCATCCCACGCATCGAGATGTACGAGAAGAGCGTGAACGAGGAGACGGATGTGGTGACGGTTTACGACATGGTAGATATCTTCTGGATCTGGACGAAACGCCCCGCCACCTTCACCGACTCCGGCATAGAGATTACCATCGGCGGGAAGAAGTTGCCTTATGAAGTGTACGAACGTCCCGGCGTACCCGACCATGAATGGCGCATGAAGAACACTTACCGCCAGTTCCATGTCAAGTATGACCCGAACGACCTGCGCAGCATCCGCCTGTATTGGGAGGACAACGCCGGGGAACGTCGGTTTGAACGGGTGGCTGAGCCTTACATGGTTATCCACCGTGCCCTGCAAGACCAGACAGAAGGCGAAGCCGCCTTTATCCGTCAGGAACAGGAAGCCAATATCAGAGATCGCATCGATCGTCAGGTTATCGCCAAGGAGATAGAATATGCTTATGGCGTGGCTCCGGAACAACACGGGTTGAGCACTCCGAAGATGAAAGGCGTTACTGCCGAAGTGCAACGCCAAGTGGATCGACGGACGAAAAAATACGATCGAGATCCGGAAGAATTGCAAATCGGACGTGCCACCAAAAAAGCCAGCCTCCTTACTTGGGACCAACTGAAGGAGAACAACAAGGTGGATTACCGCAAGGTGGCAGGCAAATTCTAAAATAGAGTAGGAAATCAATAAAATACAAACAATATGGAATCATTAAGTACCAAAGAAAAGGACGCTATCCGCGAGTCACTCCGGACATACGTTGCTAAATATCCGAGTCAAAACAAAGCTGCGGGCAGTTTGAAGAACACCAGTGTCGGCACGATCAGCAGTATAGTGAACGGCAAGTATGAGAATATCTCAGACGATATGTTCCGAAAGATCGCCTCACAGGTAGGCTGCGGAAAAACCGAAACCGGATGGCAGATCGTGGAAACGTCCGCTTACCAAGAAATAAGTTATGTGTTGGATGATGCCCAGCGCTGGCGTAACGTCACTTGGGTAGTGGGCGAGGCCGGGTGCGGCAAGACAACGACGGCCCGCCTCTATACAGAAGAACACAAAGAGGTGTTCTATATCCTTTGTTCCGAGGACATGAAAAAAGGCGACTTCGTGCGTGAGATCGCCCGGAAAGTGGGTATCAAGACGGACGGCCATAATATCCGTGAAATCTGGGGACTGATACTGGACGACGTGATCCAGATGGACGCGCCGCTTTTGGTATTCGACGAAGCCGACAAACTGACCGAACTGGTGTTCCACTACTTCATCAGCATGTACAACAAATTAGAGGATAAAAGCGGGATCGTTTTCATGAGTACCGATTACATCAAGAAACGTATCAGCCTCGGCCTGCGCCATCAGAAGCCCGGCTACAAGGAGTTCTTCAGCCGTATGGGGCGCAAATACTTCGAACTGGAAGAAACGACCGCAAACGATGTCTATTCTATTTGTATGGCCAACGGCGTACAGGATAAAAAGAAGATCGAAGAGGTCATCCGCGATGCCGAGCCGTGCGATTTCGACCTTCGCCGGGTAAAAAAAGCCATCCACCGTGCTAAACGGATGGGCGAATAAGGACTATTTGAACACTATTCAAACATCATTCAAAAAGGATATGAAACGAGCATTGAGCGTAAAAGACATATTGGATAAAAAATACAACACGTTCCCTTTTGAGGGGAAATGGAAAGAGGCGTTCGGCACACCGGAGCGTGTCGGCGTGTGGTTTATCTGGGGAAACAGTGGCAACGGTAAGACGTCGTTTGTCATGCAACTGTGCAAGGAGCTTTGCAAATATGACCGTGTAGTTTATGACAGCATGGAAGAGGGTGCGTGCTTGACGGTACAGAACAACCTGAAGATGCACGGCATGTCGGAAGTAAGCCGCCGGTTGGCTTTCATACAGGAAGACATGAAAACCCTGAAAACAAGGCTTCGCCAGCATAAGAGTTACAACATCGTCGTAGTGGACAGTTTCCAGTACACCCAGATGAGTTACCGTGACTATATCACCCTTAAAGAGGCCTTCCCGAACAAGTTGTTCATCTTCATCAGCCATGCACGGGGCAAGAATCCGAAAGGAGATGCCGCCGAAAGTGTGATGTATGACGCGACGTTGAAAATATGGATAGAAGGCGGAAAGGCTTTTAGCAAGGGACGGTTTATCGGTGAAACAGGCGAATACATCGCTTACCCAAAGTTGGCCGAAGAATACTGGAGTGACAACGGAACAAGATCAGGAAACCATGAATAAGAAGATATGAAAGTCATACAAATGACCCCCAAACAAGGCTATGCGAAGCCTGACAACTACGCCGCTTTCTACGGCTTGCTGAAACAGATGCCGAGAGCGGGCAAGGAAGAGATCGTGCTTCAGTTCACGAACGGGCGTACCGACAGCCTGCGCGAAATGTCGCTCCACGAATACAACGAAGCCATCCGTGCGATGGAGAAGTTGGTGCGTACCGAAGAGACCGAAGCTATGCGTATTTTGAAACGCAAGCGGTCGGACGTGCTGCACCAAATGCAACTGTTAGGTGTCGATACCGCCGACTGGAAGAGGATCGATGCCTACTGCCTTGACAAACGGATCGCCGACAAACGGTTTGCCCGGCTCGATTACGAGGAACTGGAAAGGCTGCTTGTGAAACTACGCGCCATCCGCCGGAAACAAAAGGAGGAGGATTGACCATGGCACGCTACATCCCCCTACAAGACAAGCTCGACGAGATCGAGGAACAGGGCAAGCGACTGCGCCGCCGGCTGGACTACTTGAGTGGCGAGCGGGATTTCATGGTCGATACGCTGCTCACCCGCCCGACCAAGGACATGGAGGCGCAACGCCGGCTGCTGCGGGAGTGGGACGAGGAGATCGACCGGCTGGAGCGATCCATCGCTTACCTACGGAGTGAGTACAAGAGATACAAAGAGATACAGAACAGACAGATGTGTAACCATCCAAAAACAAAGAAAACATGGAAGAAGTAAAACAGACAATCGAAATGACAGCCCAAGAACGGCAGGAGTATGAAGCGTTCAAGGCGGCGCAAGCCAAGAAGAAAGCCAAGGAACAAGCCAAGCGCGACCGTGAGGCTTACAAGGAACTGGTGGACGAAACGATCGAGGAAGCGATCATAAGGCTGCAAGCTGTCAGTCACCACATCAAGACTGATAAGCAAAATATATTGAACGACTTCCGCCGCGTGATCGACATGAAGTCGGAAGTCTTGAAGTTGAAAAAGGACGGCCAACGTACAGACACCTTTACCAATTCCGCTGGAGACAAGCGTATCACCGTAGGGTATTATGAGACCGACGGTTATCGCGACACGGTGGAGGACGGCATCGCCATCGTGAAGGAGTATATCGAGGGGCTTGCCAATAACGAGGAAACGAAGGCGCTCGTTAAGATGGTACTCCGCCTGTTGGCCCGTAATGCCCAAGGCACGCTGAAGGCGAGCCGTATCGTCCAGCTCCGCAAGATAGCCGAGGAATCGGGAAACGAGCGTTTCATGGAAGGCGTGCAGATCATCGAGGAGGCCTACCAGCCGGCCATCAGCAAACAGTTCATCCGGGCCGAGGTCAAGAACGATAACGGGGCATGGATAGCGATACCTTTAGGAATGACGGAGGCATGAGGGTAAAGTCCGTCCCCCTCTCCCCCGGCCGCTGGGTCTACGTCTGCCCCTGCGGCGTGCGTTACCGGGTGAGCCGGGTCGCGAAGGGCGGCGGGCACCACGCCCTCTATTGTTTCCACTGCAAACAACAAACCGGTAAATATTACAAAGTCATGGACGAACGATTGGAATTTGAAGAGAACTTCAACAACAAACTGAACTGCGCCTGCTTCACGATGATCCGGCTCCACCACCCGGTACGGAACGCCATCGGAGCGATCAAGCAAATCTACCTGAAGGGCGTATGGAAAGGCAACGCAAAGATCATGCACGCCGCCACCCTCACGCTCGACCGGATCAACCTCCCGATGGCGAAGCTCGACAGCGGCCTCCTGCCGGACGAATACCGCCGGCTGATCCGTACCCTCTACAAGAATCGCCCCGGCATCAACTGGGAGACGCAACAGCTGGACTACCTGCTGCTGGAGTATTTGAGGGAATCAAAAGAACCAAGCTTATTTTAATATAGAATATGACAACAACAGAATTTGACAATACAAAATGGACGACCGGTATGGAGGTCGAGATAAACGGGGTCAGATCTGAGCTGATCTCGGTGAACCTTCGTTCCAAGGAGGTGTGCGTTTTATATAACGATATCCGAGCCATCTGGTTACCTTGTAAATGGGTAAATCTCGTGAAGAAGGAAGGAGGCGAATCATGATCATTGCGGTTGATTTTGACGGTACCCTCTGTATGGGCACCTATCCGGAGATCGGGACCCCTAAGCCCTACGCCGTGGAGATCATGAAGAAGTTGAAGGTCGATGGTCATTATCTCATCCTATGGACTTGCCGCCGGGGCGAACGCCTGGAACAGGCCCTGAACTGGCTTCTGGAGCAAGGCATCCCCTTTGACCGCATCAACGCCCACGAGCCGCAGAACCTCGCCCGCTACGGCGATGACACACGCAAGGTCTATGCCCATTGCTACATCGATGACAAACAGGTGGGCGGCCTTCCCCCTTGGCCGGAGATATACGACTGGATCACGGAACAGGAACGAAAATGGAAGGAGAGACAGTTATGAGCTATTTAGATTATACCAGAAAAGATGCCGGCCATGCGTACGAAACGACTATGTGTATAACAAAAGAAGAATGCAAGGTATTGCTTCCTTTCTTCAAAAATGCACATAAAAAAGTTAAGTAAAAGTTGGATAGATACGAGGACATTCATGAAAGTGGAGAAGCAACGGAAAGACAGGAAAATTTGCGAATGAAATACACGGATGAACTTGGAAGTTTAGAGAGTATCTTATCGGATATTGAAATAATTTTAAAACAATGAATTCCGAGATATGATCTAATACCGAAAAAGGATAGAATCGCAAGTATAAATGGAATGGGCAGAAGATTACAAATCATAAACGAATATAAAAACAGAAACAAATGAACAGTTTTTTAAGCAAATTCAAAAGAAAAACAGATCAACCGAATAAGACGGATGAATTGTTACCCAAACGGGAAAAGACGATACCTCCACATATCGTGGTCTGCAAGGTATGCGAAGGTAAAGGGACGAAAGAGGGCGCAACTTGTCCACAGTGCAAAGGCTCCGGTCGCGTAATCGTATCGTGTGAGGTAACAACGTATGTATCGGCATACGTGCCGGAGAAAGGATTGGGTTATGGGATATGATTTACTACCTAAAAATAAGGACGTCGATAGTAAACACGGGATGATATTCACATGGCCCGTCATACTGAATGAAACCGGTGCTTGCTACCTGTTCGGCTATGGGGACCATACATTTTCTCCGGGAAAATATATTTATGACGGTTCCCGGAAAGATGGTAGTCCGGTAAGCAATGACGGGTTTGAAGTCACAAAAGAAGAAGCCTGTATCATGGCGAGGCTCTTTAGGGGGTATGTCTCTGTAAAAAGAGCGTTGAAGGAAGAATGGGACCAATTGTCGAAACAGGGACAAATCAGGATTAAATCCATGTTAGGGGAAAAAGCTGAACCCCCGGCTGAAGAGTTCTTGCATAAGATAGAAATGCTGGCAGATTTCTGCGAACAGTCGGAAGGGTTTAATATTCATTAGAAAACAAATAAATATGGAACAGTTAGCAAAACAGATGGGGCTTGTACCCAGTGTTTCCCAATGCATCAAGGATGCGGAAGGGACAGCGGAAGCGATCAAAGAACGTCTTCCCCGATTAAGAAGCCGGGATGCCAAACGGCAAAGCAAAAGGAGCATCGAGTTTTTCGAGGCGGTGGCTTATCACTTGAAACGGTTGCAAAAATTGGAATCAGGACAATAATTACAATCCACCTCCCGACGTTGGGGAACAACTTCCTGTCGGGAAGTGGATTTGTTTTTATCTGATAACATATCAGTTTTAACCAAAAATCAGTCTTCTGATTTTTGATTCTGTTCTTTGTAGCAATAGTCCAAAAAATCACACGTATTGTCTATTTTCCTTTTTACAGACTCATTATTTACGGGCTTATTATCTGCTGAAAATCTGGATTTAACGCAATGCTTAAGATTAGAAAGATGTACTTCATTGTTTATTTCTTTAATCAATTTGAAAGCGTATTCTTGAGAAACGGTATTTTCATTTTTGTATGGAACATTATATTGTAAACAATAAGTCTCGAATGATTTTGAGTATTGGCTATTTTTTAAATCATTTATTACATCTTGATCGATAACTGTACCTGCCCATTCTTGAGATTCAGCTTTTTCGTGAGCCTTTACAAGCCCTTTTCCGTAGGGACATTGTACAGCATATAAAGAATTATTGGAAGAACTGATATTTCCCATAACATGTCCGAGAGAACCTTTGGTTAGACATCCTCTAACAGGGAAATTATGCAAATTACAAGATTGATTATATAGAAATGAAACCAAAAACAAATTGTATAAGGAATCAATGCTTAAATCTTTTGTCCAATATATAATGGTATCTGATATGTTTACACAATTTACTTTGGCCTGGGCAAGATCCGGAATTACAATATTGGGATCAATGGAACTATGTTTCATATTATTAAGAGTAAGAGAAGACTCTATGTCTCGAAAAATATGTCCCATACGTGTGTCTATATGCTTTTCGTCATTTTTTTCAATAAACTTTTTGAATCCCAATAAATCGAAATACGTTATGTAAACTTCTTTGCACATAATAAATAGTTTTTAAATTATTAGTCACAAATATAGTAACAACAAGTAAAAAAGCCAAAAAGAGGGTGAAGGATGCATTCCTTATATTGTTTGTTTTGATTATCTTTGCATTAAATAGGAAGATTCCATGCAACAGCAGTACGAATTGAATTTGGATGTTGAGACCAAAGGCGAGGGCATCAGGCGTAGGCGTTCCCGCGCTTCCGTACAGACGTCCGTCGGCAAAACCAGCCGGCAGGAGCATGTGTACAGGCGTAATCGGGAGCTGATCGCCCGTTATTACTACTGGACGGAAATACGCCGGAGACGTTTTGACGACGTGATGCGCATCCTGTCGGAGGAGTTCCATGTGGAGGACCGCACGATCAGCAACGCCTTGCTTGACTTCGGTGATTATCTGGCCGGCTTGTACAAAGGGAAAAAAGATGTCCGGGAACTGAAAAAGGAATACCCGTATCGCAACTGGGAAAACTGAAAAGCGGGGCATCTGCCACCCCGCTTTTTTATTGGTATTCCTCAAAGGTGGTGCTGTAAACGAGCGTATATGTCTTGATGCCGCCGGCCATGACGGAAGGCCGTCCGCTCCGGCGGCTCAACGGCGAGAACATCTCATCCGCCGTCCACCCTTGCAGGCAATCATGTACTTCGCTGACGACGGCATAACGCTCCAACGACTTTTCCCTTATCTTTTCAGGCGCCTTGCTGTATGATTCCCCCTGGTAGGGGAAAGCTAATTTGAGTGTGATCTTTAAATCCACCAACTGGCACAGGTCGGTCAGGTCCCGGCAACCGGAATACTCGATGTCGATCAGGCAGCAGGGAAAATCCACCGCCGGTCGCATTGATCCGGCCATGCTCAATTGTCCCAGGTCTTCATCGATCCAACAGAGAGACGGAGCCTCCTTTTCCAAATGGTCGCATAACGCAATAAAAATATCCTTGTTCATAAACTGTTATTTTAATGTGTCAATATATCCTTCCAGTCGTTTGTGTATCTCTTCCGCCAGTTCGTCCGACCGCCCCATGAAGGGACGTGCCGGGATGTTCGCCTGACGGGTGTGTTCCCTTACCTCCACATTCCCGTATTTGGAGGTATGACGCACATGGGCGGGCACCGTCACCCGGCCGGTGAACCCCTCGTTGTGCACTTTGGCATAGTCCACCTTGTCGTTGCCGGCGGAGATGACCACCTTGTCACGCCCGACGTATGCCGGCCGGATACTGCCAAGCAGGTTCCCGCTGTCGATGAGGAGTGACCCGTTCTGGCGCGGTACCTTTGCCGGTGCCCACGGATTCCCGTCGAAAGCCTTCTCGCGGAAACGCTCCTTATAATAAGAGGTAGCGGTCTCGGCCACGATCTCGGCGGCATCGTCCAGTATCTTGTCCGGCAGGGAGCTTAAATAATTTTCCAACTCATTGAAATCCATATTGAAATAATTTGTATGTTTGCAATGCTTACGAGAGGTACTGTAAGGCGAGGTATTCCTTTGAGGTAGGTGGAGGGACCATAGCTATCAGGCTCACCAGCATGCACAGGCCTTTCGCGAGAAACCTACTTCTTTTTCCTTAGCAGCAACCCGCTCCTGATCTTTGGATTGCGTACCTCGAACCACGACTTGAAAACCATACGGTTGTTCTCCACCTTGGAAACGCACGCGACCGCCCTTTCCTTATAGTACTTGATCCATATATAATTGGTCAGCCTCGACTCCTTGTTGTCACGGTCCTTGTATTCCTGTCCCAACCAAAGTTCGTCCGGATCGGCCATGATGTCCTGGATGCAGGAGAGGAACGTTGTCCTGAACTCACGTTTCTTCCGTTTGTTGGATGTATGCGCGTCATAATCTGATTTGCCCATAAACCAAGTCCGGCCATTATGGTCAGTAACGGGAAGCGCCTCCTTCCCATTTATATATTGGCAATGCAGGTTCCACCATGTAGATGCGTCGCCTTCATATACAGGCATTGGGACGGTGCTCTCTCCAATCCTCTTTTTCAACGAGGGAGTCACTCCCCATGTATCCAGGGGGATGTTGCCGAGCAGCTTTCCCGCCACATCCGGGAATTTGCGTATGTACATCTGGTCTTTGTTGAACACCTCGCTTCTTTTCCCCCTGTTCGTGTCCCAATGCTGCGCTTGGGCCTTTTTCCATTCCGGGGTATCAAAAAACGCCTCGCAACGGGCTTGTTCCGCTTCCATGTCCACGCCTGCCGCCTCGTGTCTCATAAGGGGAACCACGTAGCAACGGCATTTCCAACCGTTCGGCGGGAATATCTTGTCCCACCTCGGATCGTTGGCCGGAAGGACCAGACCGTCCAGTTTCCGGTGTTCCTCCCTCACCTTGTCGTCCCCGGCCGTCTTGTACTCCCAATAAGGGAAAAGCCTCGTCTTCCCGACCAGCCGTTGGTAGTTGCTTGCCGACTCGGCGGTCAGTACGGCCGTCTCGTATTCGGTCTGCTGCCACCGCTTGTTGAACACGTCCGTTATCTGTAAGGCCTTTTTGTGGAACTCCTCGAAGCTGCCGCTTTCACGGAAAAGGCTGTTCAGTTCCTGAAGCTCGGCCAGCGTCTTGGCGGCGGAGAAGTGGAAGACGTTCATCTCCATCGAGGTGATGAAAGCGTCGTCCCGTGCCCCGTATGTGAAAGCGGTATCAGCAAGCCCGACCACCTTGGCGCGGCCTTCGCTGACTGCACGTACAAAGTCCTCTGAAAAGAAACCGAACAGTTCCGCGTCGAACAGTGCCTTTCCCTCATTGTCGGCCACCCGGTTGATGATCCGGTTCTGCATCGTCTCGTCACTGAGGCGGATGCGGGCTTTGCCATCGGTTGCCCCGGCTTGCGGGGCTCCTGCGAAAAAATCCCAAAGGCGGAGGAGCCAGCTCCGATCGTTGTTCCGGATGGCGGCCGCTTTCCCTTCCGGACCATCCGGATCATTCGGGTCCGGAGGCAACACGAATTGGGGGTGTTGCTCTTTCCGTGCAATGGCCTCATTGCCTTCCGGCTGTGGGATGTTGTATTTCTCGTACAGATAGCTCTGTGGGATAGGCAGGATATCGGAGAGTATGACGGTCTCCTGTACGGAAATCTCTTGTGCCTTGTCCAAGAACTTGAACCGACCACCGCCGACCGGATATCCCCGTTTCTCCAGGAGCGGAACGAAATACTTGTTCAACATTCGTTCGACAAACCGTCGGTCCGCCCGGTGCTTCTTTTCTTGTACGGCCATGTGGACCTGTCCCTGCGCGAGCGAGCTGCCGTCCTGTGTGGTCATGGTCTGCCCTAAAATGGTGATCAAAATCTCCTCGTTGCAAGCATTGCGGAAATCGTCATAAAGGGCACCGTTTGCCGAACCGCTGAGTGTCGTCTGCGTGGCCTCCGTCTCCTTGGGGATGACCAGGTAAGGAGCCGATCCGGCCTCCTCAAACGCCTGGATCAACGCCCGGCGGCTCTGTTCGTCCATGCTGCTGTATTTCCCGATACGCTGGGGCATACCGAAAAGCTCGACAAACTGCGCCCAGTCGCCGAAGCCTCCCCGCTTGTAGATGACAAAGGGGGCGGCACGCAGGAGGATACCGAAATCATCGTCTCCTCCGAACTGGATGATCAGGTCGTTGTCCGCATAGGGTATCCCGTGCTCATCCTCTTCCCGGATGGCCACCTCCTTGGTCTTCGTCCGGATATGCTTACGAGGGATGGAATTGAAACTGAATCCGTCTATAAACAGGCATTCGACCAGCGACACCCCCCAGAAACGAGAGAGCATGATTTCACGTAAGAGTGACTCGAACTCCGGCGTGTCCATGAGCGCGTCCATCTCATCGATCCGTTTGCCGTCGATGGTAAAGGCGAGATCCGCGTCCGTCACCGCGTCGATGCGTTTGTCGATGGCGTCCGACAGGTAACCGTCGATCAGGAGGTCGGTAAACAGGTCGTACAGTTTCGTCCGGTTCCCTAAGTCCGCCAGCCGGAGGGCGCTTCGCCAGGAACCGATGTCGTTCACGCCCCGGTGAATGGGGCGGACCAATATTTCAGTATAGACCGGCCGTTGTCTAGTCACGACCGAATCTGCGCCTTTTACGGCCACTTTGTTTTTTTTCTTTGCCATGATTCGTCTTTTTATTTTCGTTTGATTGTGGGGCCGTTTAAACAGCGTTCTAACGGTCTTTTAAAAATGTTGGCACCGCTTTGGATTGCTTCCATACGCAATAGGGCCGATCGGGGTGTTGCTTCCCGTTTCTTCTTCTGTTTCTCGATCGGGCAGGTCGGGCGAGACATCGCCCCGCTGGACAGCCTTCAACCAATCGATAGCCCTCTCGTAGCGGTCTTGCCGGAACTGAAGTTCCGTCCCGGCATTGCACAGGTTGATGAGATGCCAAATGGCGATATCCTTGACGAAGATCAATAGCAACTGATTTCGCTTGCTTCCTGAAGCGGAGAAAATACGTGTGCAGTCGAAACGTGTCAGGTAGCCTTTCGCCTCGGCTATCGCCGCGTCGATGGCGGCTTCCGCTATGGTAGCGTCTCCTCGCGTGATGGTCTCGACCAGTTCGTCATGCAGATGGGTGTTTAATTCCTGTATTGTCAAAAATGCCATGATTTGATGTATGTTTTGGGAGTTAATATCTTTTCCTGTTCCTGTGGCGTGTTCCGACGGTACAACTTCCCGCCTTGACCGCCATTGCCTTTTGCTGGCAGATGAAGAACCCTCCCTCTATCGCGTCGGGGCCGTCGGCCGGTGCCGGTAGCCCGTCATCAAAAAGGAGGAACTGTTCCTCTAGGCGTGCCATGTTGGGGTTGTCCTTCTCGGCGACGTTCAGGATCATGCGTCCCGCCCGGTTCAGGGGTTCCAGGTTTCCCTCGATACGCGCGAACTTGTCCGGTTTGTTCCGGAGGTCGGGCGATATGGGGATGATGTATCCGGTCTCTTCCCATTTCTTTTGGAAAAGCGGGACAAATACCTGCTCGTAGAAGGGATCCTGTAACTTGTTGTTCTCGATGGAGTTGTAGACCTGTGTCCGATCGGCTACATAGTTGCGCATATAATAATACCAATTGACGAACTCCTCGTTCTTCACGTGGTCCAGGTAGCCGGTGATGACATACAGGTTCCCGTCCAGAACGCCCATCAGGAAGTTGGCCTTGTAAGAGCCGAGCTTCTTTACCCCCTTTTTGTTGGACACCTTGTTTGACGGGGCGGGGTCACCGTAGCTGACCAGGAACGGGAACTTGTGGAGCGGCGGTACCGGTCCCCATTTGATCTCCTTGAAATAGCAGCCTTCCGTCACCGGATTGTTGAAACATTCCTTTTGCGCGCTGGCGGCACTCACCTGTGCAAGGACATCGTCGATCGTCTCCTCATCGTTCTTCTCCGGCCAGACGGAGGTCCCGTAGGCGAAATCGTTCTTGGGATCTGGGTGATTGATGTCCACCATGCGCAGGTTGATGATGTCCCAGTTCCCGATCGGGTTCTCCCGACGGGATAGCTCGAGTGCCTTCTTACCGGCCCGTGCCACACAGCAGTCCTTGGCGATGATGTTCCCACAAAAGATCGTGAGCAGGGGTTCCGAGAAGGAACGGGTGAAATACAACGCCTGTTCGAACCAGTTCCACTTGTCGTTCACGATCTCCGGATTACGGCACTCCTCGTCGGTGTCGTAATCATCCACGAGGATCGTGTCCGGACGTACCTCCTCGATCTTTACTCCACGCGGACTTTGCCGTGCACCGACCGCCATGAAGGAGGCTCCCCCCTTGGTGATGAAGTTGTCTTCCGTCCATTTAAATCCTTTTTGATCCCCGTAATAAAACTGGATGCGCTGATTGGCCTCCAGTTGCGCCCGGTAATGGGCAAGCAGCTTGATCGCGTTGTCGAGGCTGTTGGAGCAAAGGATGATGTTCCGTTTCTTCCCGGTCAGTACAAGGAAGAGGACAACGAACATGACGACCGTGCTCTTGGCCAGCTCGCGTGCCCAAGACAAGACCTCGTACCAGTTCTTGGGACTATAGATCAACCGTTTTATGGCCTTTTTATGGAAGGAGGCAAATTCATATTTGGCATAGTTGGGAAACATCTCCTTGATCCAGAGCAACGGATGTTTCTCCAGATAGGTCAACCGCTTTTGCCTTTCCTCGTAGGGCATATCCAGATCGACCGCCGTATCCTTGCGGATGGACCTCAGGTAGGCGTCCCAATCTTCGAGTGCCTGCTTGTCTATGGTTTTAAGTGGTTTCATTTAAGCCTGTCCTTTATATATGCGTCAAAATAAAAGCTGAGTTCCTTTGCCTTGTCCGTGTCCGTCTTGCGTATCCAGTCGAGGATGCCCTTGGATACGCTGATGATGTCGGCGATCCCGGTCTCCTTTTCCATTTTCTCGATTGCGGCGGCCAGTTTGTTGATCGTGTCGGCCTCCTTGGAGGTAGCGAACCGTTCCCCCTCCTCACGACTGGCGATGGCCTTGTTGATTTCAGCTACTTGCCGGTAGAGGTTAGCCAGCTGTTCCTCGCGTGTCAGGCTGACGGAAGTCTTTAGTTCCTCCCATTTTTCCGTTTTCACCCATTTGCAAAGCGTCTGTTTGCTGACCCCGACACGTTCGGCCACTTCCACCTGTGTCAGGTGTTCTTTCAGGTAGAGCATCTTTGCCCATTCCTTCTTTTGCTTTATGCTTAAATCCGTACCCATACTCATCTATATTTTGCTGATTCGCACCCTCAAAAGTACGTGTGATTTTCCGGATGAAATAATCACAAAGTGCTACGATACAAGTAGATGTAAACAAACTTCTTATTGGACGTAACCGTTACAATGTGATTTTTTCAGTTCGTTTTTATCCCGCAACTTTGGGGTGAAAAAGCAAAAAAACGATGCCGAAAAAGACATTCATATTACACGATGAGACCGTCAATACGCAAGGATTCCGCATGCTGACATCCGGAGCCGACCTGTCCGTATTCGAGAACAACCCGGTCATGCTGCTCAACCATGACGACTGGGATCTTCCGATAGGCCGATGGGAGAACATCCGTATCGAGGGAACCCGGATCCTTGCCGATGCCGTGTTTGACGAGGATGACGAAAGGGCCGCCGCTGTCATGGGCAAAGTGGAGCGCGGGTTCCTGAAGGCCGCCAGTATAGGCGCGTGGCCGGGAAAGAGTTCGGATGACCCGTCGTTGATGTTGTCCGGACAGACCTATCCAACCATGGTCACATGGAAAGCGCGTGAGGCCTCTATCTGTACCATAGGAAGCAATCACAACGCGCTGGCCTTATATGACAAGGAAAACAAGCGGATGGACCTGAACGACAAAGGCACATTGATCAAACTGTTCGATACCACTTCCGGTATCCATGTATCACATAAAAATGAAACGCAAATGACAATTTTAACGGGTTTATTGAAACTGTCGGACAATGCGAGCGAACAGGCCATTGCCGACGAGGTCCGGAAAATTATCCGGCTCCGTGACGAGCTCCATGCGGAGAACGCCACGCTGAAAACAGAGAAAGAGGCGTTGTCCTCCAAAGTGCAAGCCTTCGAGAAAAAGGAAAGGGATGAGCGCAAGGCTTCCGCGGTCGCCTTGGTGGACAAAGCGATCAAGGAAGGTCGTCTGGACGCTAAGGGCAAGGATGCCTGGATCGGTATGTTCGACTCCGACTTTGAGCGTGCCAAGGCACAGCTTGACGCAATCCCGCCACGTGCCAGCGTGACGAAGCAGATACAGACCTCTTCTCCGGGCGGTACGGGCAGCGTGAAACTCGCCGACATGACCTTCCCCGAAATCGTCAAGGCGGACCGCCTGAAAGAATTGAAAAAAGACGGGGAGCTCTACAAACAGAAGTTTTTCGAGGCATACGGCAAATACCCTGCCTGAAAACAAGTATAAACCCTATAAAACAAACGATCGAGAATGAAAACGAAATTTATTATTTCATTGATTACGGCATTGTTGTTCAATGCCCTGACAAGCGGAGCCTTCGCCTCCTGCTTGGAAGTCAGCCACGGGGCGATGTTCGCCGTACAGACGGGGCTGTCCCTGATCCCTCTGAACCTGTCCGGATGCCTCGCTGAAGGACTGAACCGCGAGATCTGGATTCCTGAGATCATCGAGAAGTTTTACCCCTCGGACTCGTTCCTCACGCATTCGAAGAGCCTGGACGCTTGGGTGGATAACAACAAGTTGAATTTGCAGGAGGCCGGCGTGGATCCGGAGGTGTATATCGACAACGAGCTGTATCCGATTCCTATCGTGACGCGTACCGACATTCCGCACGAGATCATGCTGAAGCGTTTCGATACCGAGAACACGGTACATATCAACGCTATCGAGATCGAGGAGTCCGCGGAAAAACGCCAAAGCGTGACCGAGGGGCACCGCAATTCACTTCGGCAGAAGTTTGCCCGTCTGGCCGCCTTCAATTGGGCACCGGCAGGGAACGGCGATTTCACCCCGGTGAAAGCCGCTACCGGGGCAAAGAACGCCCGTGGCTACAAAGCCATGACCTACGAGATGGTAATGGATATGGAACTGGCTTTCGATGAGCTGGAAGTACCGACCGAAGGTCGTATCTTGATCCTTAACCCGCTACATGCTATGGACCTTAGAATGCAGGACTTGAACATGTATAAGGCATTCTATAACGAGAACAAATTGTTCTCCTTTACCGTAGTCCGTTCGTCCCTTACTCCGAGGTACAACGGTACGACAGGCCAGAAAGCCCCTTGGAATGCGGCGGTAGCGGCAACGGACGCTCCTTCCTCGCTTTTCTATTACAAGGAGGCCGTGGCCCGTGCCCGTGGTACGGTAGATATGTATTACCGCCTGAACGATCCTGAATACCGTGGTGACGTGGTCGGCTTCAATATGCGTGGTGTCGCCACTCCGGTAACCGGCAAATATTTAGGAGCCATCTATTCGCCGAAGGCATAATGTTTCACATTCAAAAACATATACGACAATGAGTTACGTCAATATGAAATCGCGTAGGAGCTTCGATTTCTACGCCCCTTACAACGAGGAAGGCGAACGCCTTGTGACAGTACCGTTCCCGGTAGCTGTAGAACGGAAGGTCGAGGAGAGCGGCATCGTGCATGATGCCAATCCGGCATTGGTTACTGTCGCTCCGGCAGCCGCAGAAACCATTGAGGTGGAAACGAAGGTTCAAGCAGGGTCGCTCCTGATTGTCCGCAATGAAGGAACAGCCGTCGCTACTGTCGGCGGTGCGAACTGTGCTGCCTCCAAGGTGACTACCCTGATGTGGGACGGGAATGCGTATGCGGAACTGGCAACTTCCGGCATAGGATAATTTGTCATGGCACGACTCAAGTTATTGGTCATCCACTGCACCGCCACCCCTCCCGGCCGCGAAGTATCGGCGGACGACATCCGCCGTTGGCACACAGCCCCGCCCAATGAAGGCGGCCGCGGCTGGAAGCAGGTGGGCTATACTGATATGATCCACCTGGACGGGACGGTGGAACGGCTGGTCGAGAACAACGAGGACATGGAGGTCGATCCTTGGGAGGTTACCAATGGGGCGAAAGGGCATAACCGGACAGCCCGGCACATTGTCTATGTCGGCGGAGTCGCTTCCGACGGCAAGACTCCCAAGGACACCCGGACGGCGGCGCAGCGGGAAGCCCTCGCTGCTTACGTGAGGGACTTCCACCGCCGCTTCCCCTCGGTCCTCATTGTCGGGCACAACGAACTGGCGGCAAAAGCCTGCCCGTCGTTTGATGTGCAGAAGTGGCTGAAGGAGCTGACAGTGGATAGTTAACAGTGGACAGTTAAATCATAAATCATAATTCGTAACCCCATGGAATGGAACACGCTCTTGGCCATGATTGGATCCGGCGGACTGGTCGGGTTGGTGAACTGGCTGATCAACCTGAAGGTGAGCCGCCAGAAAGCCCGGATGGACAAGGATGACGTGTCCCGGCACATGGCGGCCCGCGATAACGAGACGATCATTGAGCTATATGACAAGAACAGGGACATACTGGAGCGGTTGGCGGCATTGGAGGAGGCACTGTACAAGCTGGTGCGTTGCAAGCATTATGACACTTGCCCCGCTCGTAACAAGTTGCAAGAGTACAAGGAAAGTTACCGCTACCAACGTAATCGACAATCTCCTATGGAGCAGAAGGGAGTACGTTACCCCCGTGACAATCCCGTCCAGCCTGGCGACGCTGGCGATCCCGGTGGACAGCCTCCGTAGGCTACCCACCGGGGCGGTCTACCAAAAGCGGGACGGACGGGCGACGGTTTCGGCCACGGTGAAGGACGGGACGCTGGTCGTCCATGCCGAATGCGACAGCCTCCAGCAGCTGGTCTATGAGCTGGAGGAGCGACTGTCCGCCCAACGGGAGCAAGCGACCACGGGGGAAGAGATAAAAGCCCCATCGGCAACTCCTGTTCGGACACGCCTCAAATGGTATTCGAGCGGCCTCCTGACAGGACTTATCGCCGCCCTCCTCTGGACACGTGGAAAACGAAAGAAGGGAAACCATCCCCCATAACTCATAATTCATAACTCATAATTCAAAAGATCATGGCAGAAAACAAGACAAGATCCATAGGCCTGAAGGTCGCCCAGTTCGGTGACGTGAACCCGGCCGGAGGTATGCCCGACACGATGAAGCAGTTGGCGCGTACCATGAAAGGGACGGCCTCCTTCACCACCGAGGCCGATACGACCACCGATTTTTACTGCGAGGAGGAGCCCGCCGCCCCGGTGGAGAGCATCGGGAACGAGCCGGGATTGAAGCAGATCAAGCTGAACTTCCTGGAATGGGACAACGACACCTTGAAGGAGACCTTCGGCGGTACGGTATCGGAGCCCGAGGACGTGACCATCGACGGGAAGACCTACAACGTGACGAAATACCAAGCCCCGCGTGACATCGTGACGGTGCGGAAGGCCGTGCGGGCGATCTCCCTGCACAACGTGGTGATCGAGATCCCGAACGCGCAGGTGACCGCCCGGTTCGTATGGAACCTGACCCGCACCGACATCGCCCAGATCGAGGTGACGGCGAAGGCGCTGGCCCCGATCGGAGAGAACGAGGGGCCGTACGCCATCTATAAGTTGGGCGAACCTAAAGCGTAAGCCCGTATGGAGAAGCGAACCATCGAATCCCACGCCGCCGACGCCCTGCTGGACCGGCGGCTGACCGTCAACCTCCCGGCCCCGTGGTTGCTCCGGAAGTTGGGGAAGAAGACGATCCGTTACGGAATACCCTTCCCGAAAGGCGAGACCCTCTGCCGGATGGCAGCGATCTTCTGCCGGATGGATCTCGACCTGAAGGAGCTGAAGGCAGGCGACCTCGGTACCACGCTGGAGTGCATCGCCCGGAACGGAAAACGGGTATCGAGGGTGATTGCCGAGGGGATGGTGGGCAATAGTATCTTTTCCCGCCCTTTGGTCCGTCCTTTGGCGTGGTACATCCGTTGCCATACGACCATGCGTGGAATGGCGGAATTGGCGCAGGTGCTCCTGGTCATGGCCTACCCGGAGGATTTTCTGAATATTATCTTCTCGCTCGCCACGATGAACCTGATGGCGCCGACGGAGAGCCAACCGATGAGAAAAGGGAGTTAAGGGAGGAATACGAGCCTCCCCATAGCCCTTTCGGACGTATCTACGCGCTGATTGCCTCCGGGGCGTTCACCTACGACGAGGTGATGCGAAAGATACCATGGATCGTCATCCTCACGATGATCAACGACCCGGGACAGAGACGGAAAAAGAAGGAGGAAGAGGAAATCATTCAAACGGAGGAGGAAGAGCTTGACTTTCTCGGCCTCCCCTGACTCATAATTCAAAATTCATAATTCACAATTTAACAGTTCATGGCAGACGAACCTTTATACGTGACATTCGAGTTTCGAGGGAACCTCGCCGAGGAGGTCGATCGGGTGAAGTTAGGGATAGCGGGCTTGCGCAACGAGTCCGCGCGGACCTACCAGCGCCTGATCGCCGACAGCGACGAGGCGTTCGCCTCCATGAGCAAGGGCAACCAGCGGCTGGCGGTCAGCATCCAAGAGGACATCAACAGCCTCCGCCAGCTTGACGCGGCCAATAAGGCATTAGACGAGGGGTTCGCCCGCGGTACGGTCACGACCCTCCAGTACGCCGAGGGCAAGGCGAAGCTCGCCATCCAGGAAACCGACCTCCGTACCGGAATCCAAGAAAACATCAAGGTACTCCAGGAGTCCATCGAGCGGGAGCGGATGGCCGAGGGGAGCATCGAATCCCTCCACTCCTCCCTCCGGAAGATGGAGGAGGCGTGGCGCAAGATGTCCGCCGCCGAACGGGAATCGGCCGCCGGACAGGAGTTGCAAGAAAAAATACGATCCCTAAAAGAAGAGCTTTCCGGGCTGGAGAGTGACGCCGGTGGCGCTACCTCCGGCTTGAGACAGTTCCAGACCCAACTGGAGTCCGTTCCCGGCCCGCTCGGCCAAACCGCGGCGGCCATCGGGAAAGTGACCAAGGCGGCTCTCGCCTTTATCGCCACCCCGCTTGGCATGGCGCTCGCCGCCATCGCCGCCGGCCTTGCCGCCGTAAACAGCTGGTTCCACCGTACCGAGGAGGGCGAGAACGCGTTGGCGGTCGCCACGGCGGCATTCAACCAGGTATTGGGCAGTCTGCTGGACGTTGTGGACAAGGTGGGCGAATGGCTCTACAAGGCCTTTACCGAACCTAAGAAGGCTCTATCTGATCTGGCCGATTTCCTCTCCGGGCAACTGATGAACCGCCTCCGTGCCATCGGCAAGGCGGGCGAGGCGGTCTGGAAGATATTGACGGGCGATCTCAAGGGAGGGATCGCCGACTTTTCCAACGCCTGGGCGCAGGGCCTGACCGGTATCGAGGATGCCGGACGGAAGGCCTCCGCGTGGATGGCCGATACCAATGAGAAGATCAAGGAGTCGGTCGAGTTGCAGAAACGCAGGAACGCCCTCGACGTGGCCGAACGGGACCTCTTGGTGGAACGCAGCCGCATGGAGGCCCGTATCGGTGAGCTTAGAGATAAGGCCTACGACATGAGCCTCCCGGAGGCGGAACGCTCCAAGGCGTTGAAGGAGGCGATCCGCTTGACCGATGATCTGTTCGCCAAGGAACAGGCGATCGCCAAGGAGAAATACGAGATCACCAAGGCGCAGAACGCGCTGGCCAACTCCAACAAGGCCGACCTCCGCGCCGAGGCGGAAGCTCTCGCCGAGGTGAACCGCCTGGAGGCGCAACGTTACGCCTCCCGCCGCATGATGCTCCGGCAGAGCAACACGTTAGAGGGAAAAGGTTCCCGCTCTCCGGAGAAGGCCCAAGGCGATGAGCGGAGGGAGATCGAGGCGGCCAACGCCCTCAAGGCGGAGACCGCCCGGCGGGAACGGGAGATCGAGCGGCAAAAGGAGGCCTTGGCGGAAAAGGAGAAGGACGCGGAACTGGATCTCCGTCAGCGACGAATCGGTCTGATGCGGGAGGGCGCCGACAAGGAGTTGGAGCAGATCCGGCTGGACTACGACCGGAGGATCGACGAGGTCGAGCGGAAGGGACAGGAATACGTGCGGGCCCAACAGGAGATCGAGCGGGCCGTATGGGAGAGGGACAACCCGGACTGGAAAAGACAGGGCCTGTCGTTCCGGCCATCGACCACCTCCGTATCCCAGCTCCCCGAGTCCCAGCGCAAGAAATTAGAAGAGGCCGCCACCATCGCCGCTACCGCCCGGGAGAAGGCGGAGGCCGACCTGTTGGAGAAGACATTGCGGCAATACCAGGACCACACGGCCAAACGGCTGGAATTAGAGAAGAAATACAACGAGGACGTGGCCTACCTCACCGCCCAACGGACGGAGGCGAACGCCGAGGCCATCGACGCGGCCATCGAGGAGGCGAGACGAACCTTAAAAAAGAACCTGTCCGACCTCTCCATGGAGGAGCTGAAAGGATCCGGCCTGTGGGACAGGCTGTTCGGCGACCTTGACAGGATGGCGACGCCCTCGCTGGAAGCCTTGCTCAAGCAGGCCCGGGAGGTCAATACCTCGGCGTGGGATCCCAGGAACGTGAAGGAATACCAGGACGCCATCAAGCGGCTGGAGGAGGCCATCCATTCCCGCTCGCCATTCAAGGCGATCCGGGATGACTGGAAGAGGTTGCTGGAGTCCATCGGGAAAGGTGACAGGGATGGCATGGCCGCCGCGTTAGAGGGCATGGATACCTCCGTACAATCCCTGACATCCAGCCTCGACACGATCGCCGGCGGTATCGGCGACATCCTCGGCGACGAGGCTGGATACGCCGCTGGGCGGGTGGCGGAGCTGACCTCCGCCCTGTCCGGTTTCGTAAGCGGGGCCGCCAAGATCGCCAAGGGGGATATCCTCGGCGGGGTCACCTCCGTGATCGGCGGGATCGGCAAGATCTTCTCCATGGGCAGGCAGGTCAAGGAGATGAACCGGCAGGCCCGGGAGGAGCAACAAAAATATTACGACGAGGCCATCACGGGCGAGCTGGAGTACCAGCGGCTGCTCCGGGAGCGGCTGCGTACCCAGCAAGAGATCGGCGAGACGACGCTGGCCTACAACAAGCGGATCTCCGGGGAGCTGGAGCGGCAGCGGCGGGCATCCGGAAGCGAGTACGACCGGTTGCTGGCACAGATACAGGGAGAACAGTATATCAGCGGCGTAGGCTACCGCCATGGCACTTGGTTCCGGAAGGCGAAGACGTGGAACGAGTACGCCAGCCTCGCCGGGAAGAGCTACGAGGACATCGAGAAACTCTATACCGAGGGCAAGCTGGAGGAGAAGGTGGCCAAGCTGTTCGAGCAGCTGCGCGCGCTGAGGGACGAGGGAGCCGATATCGACCGGATGCTGGATGACCAGGAGGAGTCCATGCGGGAGGTATTGACCGGTACCACCACCGACAGTATCGCTGACAGTATCATACGGGGCTTCGCCGAGGGCAAACGGTCGGCCAAGGATTTCGTCGACGATTTCCAGGAGATGCTGAATAACGCCGTCCTTCAAGGAATAAAGATGAAGGCATTGGAGGAGCCTCTCCGGCAGTGGTACGAGTCGTTCGCCGAGGCGAGCGGCGCGGGGCTTACGGAAAGCGGCATCGCCGACTTGCGGGCGCAGTACGACAAGATCATCGAGGACGCGGCCCGCCAGCTGGAGGACATGGAACGGGTGGCGGGTGGCAGGATCGACTCCACCCTCACCCAGCGGGCGAGGGCGGGCGCGTATACCATCGCCAGCCAGGACTCCATCAACGAGACCAACGGCCGGCTTACCTCCATCCAGATAAACGTCGCCGAGACCAAGGAGTGCGCCTACGACATGCGCACCATGCTGTCCCGGGGATTGGAGCTACAGGAGGAGATCGCCCGGAACACCTCCTATTGCAGGAGGCTGGAACGGATCGACAACACGCTGCTGGAGATATTGAGAAACGGAATTAGGACCAAATGACATGAGGGAAGGAAAGCTATTCATCAACGACAAGGACGCCTACACGAACTATGGCGTGTTCCTGGCCAAGGACCGGGGCGGGACGTACGACAACCTGTCGGCGCTCCTGACCCCGCCGCCCGCCAAGCGGCATACCACGGTCGATTACCGGGAACGGGACGGCGAGGAGGCGGACGTATCGGACGTACGTTTCGAGGCAAGGGACATCTCCCTGCGATTGGCCATGATCACGGACAACGAGCAGGAGTTCCGGACAAAATACAAGGGCTTCATAGAGATCCTGAGATCCGGCCTCCTGAACGTGAGGGTCTCCGAGATCGGGAAGACCTACAAGCTCTATTACCTGAGCTGTCCGGGGACGGTGATGAAGACACGGCTCCGGACGACCGGAAGGCTGGCGGCGATATGGACGGTCAAGTTCCGCGAGCCGAAACCGGATTTCTAACGATGTTGAAGCGGCATTAAAACGACACTTGAATGGAACTGAGGATATACGACAAATCGGGGAACCTACGCGCGGAAGTCTGTCCGGACGACAACTCCACGCAACAGAAAGCGGTGATGGGAGACAACGCGCTCAGCGTCTCTTTCACCACGTGGGAGGCCATACCCTTCGACATCGGCGATTACGTGGATTACGAGGGGGAGCGATATACGCTTCTCACCGTCCCGTGCCCCAATCAAGCGAGTACGTTGGAGTATGAGTACGCCCCGCGCTTCCAAGGCATCGAGAGCGAGCTGTCGAAGGCCCTCTGCTTCCTCCTGACGGACGGTGACATGGACTCGGACTTCTCGCTGACGGACGGCCCGGCGGCCCACCTGCGACTGATCGTGGACAATATCAACCGCGTCAAGGGAACGACGGACTGGAGGATCGGAAGCGTGATCGCGGCCGACTACAAGGTCGTGACCTACGACGGGATCGATTGCCTCACCGCCCTGAACCGGATCGCCGAGACCTTCGAGACCGAGTGGTGGATCGTCGGCACGACCCTCTACCTGGGCAAGTGCGAGCACGGGGAGCCGATGGGGTTAGGCTACGCCGCGGACGGTACGGCCGTGGGCGGGTTGCTCAACATGAGCAAGCGGGACGAGGAGAACGACCGGTTCTTCACCCGGCTCTACGCCAAGGGAAGCACCCGCAACATTGAGCGGGCCAAATACGGATCCGATCACCTCCGCCTGCCCTCCCCATCGAGATACCTGGAGAGGAATACCGAATACGGCGTTGTCGAGCGTGAGGTCATCTTCGAGGAGGTCTATCCCCGGAGGGTGGGCACGCTGTCCGCCGTCCGCTCCATCGAGCGGGAATCCGAGGGGAAGACGATCCGCGTCTACTACGTGACCGACGAGGAGATGCCTTTCGACCCGAACGACCACGAGATCGGCGGGCTGGTCAAGCGCATGGCCATCCAGACCGGGGAGCTGTCCGGATACGACTTCGAGGTCAACTACGACTCCTCCACGGGGGAGTTCGAGCTGATCAACCAATACCCGGACGAGAACACACAGATCCCGGGCGGGGTGATGGCACCCGCCTCCGGCGATACTTACATCCTTTACAACATACGGATGCCGGACGAGTATTACGCGCTGGCGGAGGAGGAACTTCAAAAGGTGGCCGGGGATTACCTGGAGAAACACTCTGCCGATAGCTCCGTCTACAGCGGCGACAGCGACCCGATCATCCTCAAGAAAAGGGGGATCCGTGTCGCCTTGGGACAGCGTGTCCGGTTGCACAACCCTGTCTTTTTCCCCTCCACCGGCTATCGGGACAGCCGGATCATCGGGTTCACCCGAAAGTTAGCCGACCCCTACGACGTGAGGATCGATATATCCGACACGGTGACGCCCACGTGGCGAGAATCCATCGAGCGGAAGGTGGACGCCTTTCTCCCGGCGCTCAGCCAGGCCGGGGGATCGATCAACGTCATCAAGAGCGGAGACGACACGGTACCGACCGACAACAACGTCTTCTCGGCCTTGAGGGCGATATCCACCTTCCTGCGCAAGGACAGGCCGGACGAGACCCGGTACCTCATGAGATTCCTGGGCGGGCTGGTCTCCGACGATATCGAGTCACAAGACTTCACCGCCGGGCCGTTCGGCTCCGGGTTCGTGGTGAAAAGAGACCCGGAGACCGGCAAGTCGTATATCGAGGCGGACGAGATCTACATCCGGCTGAAGGCCTACTTCGATACGTTGGAGATCAAGCGCCTCTCGCACGTGGGGGGACGGATCGTCCTGTCGCCGGCCTCGATGGAGTGTATCCGCGTGGAGGAGGTATCGGCCGAGTACGAGGACCTGCACGACAGAGCGGGCTCCATCCTGTACGATTCCGGGAACGACAGGCTGCGTGCCGCCGTGGATGGCGGCGAGCGCGCCTACCGTTGCTATTTCAAGCAAACGGACGGCGAGCGGGAGATCGTGAACGAGTTCGCCGTGGACGACCTGGCGCAATGCCGGGAGTTCAACGTGAAGGAGGGCACCTCCCAGAACGTCAGCAACCAATATTACTGGCGGCGGGTGATCCATGTCGGCGAGGACTATATCGACCTCTCCACCACGGATCGCGACACGGGCAGCATGATCCCGCAGGCCGGCGACACGATCGTCACCGTCGGTAACAAGACGGACGCCGCCCGGCAGCACGCGGTGTTCCTCTCCTCGTACGACGATGACGCGCCTTGTATCAAGCTATATTCCGGGATCGACTCCTACTCGATGGCGGGCAAGGAGGTGACGGTGATCTCGCCGAACGCCGACAAGAACGTGTTCACCGGCAAGATGGTGATCAAGCCGGGATCCACGGGCTTCGGGAACCTGACGGACGCACCGGACATGACGGCCATCGACCGTGAGATCCGGGAGGCCAAGGACGCGGCGGCCGACGCGAGCAAGGAGGCATCGGACGTGCGTGACAGCGTGGGCAGCCTGAAGGGGTACGTGGACGGGGCCTTCGCCGACGGGCTGGTATCGGAGGCGGAGGCCAAGGCGATCGAGAAGTACGTCAACGTGGTGAGCAACGAGCGGCAACAGGCGTTGGCCACCTACAACGGACTGTACAACAACCCCTATTTGGAGGGCTCTGCGAAGACCTCGCTGTACAACGCCAAGGTTTCCCTCTTCTCCGCCACGGACGCGCTGGTCAACGCCATCAACGCCGCCATCGCCGACGGCAAGGCGACCGCCGCAGAGAAGGCCTACGTGGACAGCAAGTACGCCACGTTCACGACCTGCCACAACAAGTTCCAAACGGCGGTGGAGACGGCCAACCAGTCCATACAGGACAAGCTGAAAGGCTACTCGGACAACGCCCGGAAGGCGGCGGACGAGGCCAACAACACGGCCTCGCAAGCCATGGAGGGCGCGAACGCCGCCAAGGACGCGGTGAGCGACCTGAACAGGTACGTGGACGGGGCCTTCGCCGATGGTTTGGTATCGGAGGCGGAAGCCAAGGCGATCGAGAAGTATATCAACACGGTAAACGCCTCCAAGCGGGAGGCGGACGCGACCTATACGGCCCTGTACGCAAACCCCTTTCTTGCGGGCACGGAGAAATCGGTCCTGTACGCGGCGAAGAACAGCCTCAACACGGCCACGACCAACCTGATAGCCGCCATCAACTCCGCCATCGCGGACGGGAAGGCGACAACAACGGAGAAAAACAACGTGGACAGCAAGTTCGCGGCGTTCAACAACGCCTACGCATCGCTCGCCACGGCCATCGAGAACGCGAACAAGGCGATCCAACGGAAGATCAAGCAGGAGGCGATAGACGAGTCCAAGAGCGACCTGTCCCAACAGATCGGCGAGGTGTCGCTGAAAGACCGGAACGACATCGCCAAGATGATGGGCTACAAGGATTACGAGGAGCTGGTCTATTACGCGGAGCGGGGCATGTCTATCATCAAGGGCGGCAGCGTCAACACCTCGCTCATCAACGCCGACCTGATAATCACCTCCGCGCTCATCGCCAAGGCGATCCGGACGAACACGCTGAACGTGAACGACCGGTTCAAGATCCACACGGACGGGTCGGTGGAAATGGACGGGGTCTTTCACTCGTTGGGGCCGAACACGGAACTCATCCTGTCGAACGGGTACGTACGGATCACCCATGACGGGATCGACGTGGCGAGGCTATCCGTCAATAACGGCACGCCGGAGCTTAACCTGTCCAAGGGCGGCAGGAGCGCGGTGGTGACCCCCGGGTCGCTTACCCTGCGAAGCGCGAGCGGCAAGTTCGTCACCTTCTCGGCGGACGACCTGAACCGGAGCGGGAAGGTGTTCACGAACGATGACGGGGTGTTGCGGGTGGCCGAGCAGGATTACGAGATACTCACCTGCTTCGTCTCCGTCTCCCCGACAGGCGGCGGGACGACGGTACCGGAGGCCGGGGGCTACCTGAAACGGATCGGCACGTCCGAGTACATAGAGGCCATACCGGCGGATGGGTACGAGTTCGTCCGCTGGAGCGATAACGGGAGCCGCAGGCACATGATCACGTGGGGGCAGCCCAACAATTCCTTCACGGCCTATTTCAGCAAGATACAGGTCGAGCGGTTCACGCTCTCCCTGTCGGTCAGTCCACCGGGAGGCGGATCCGTCACGGGAGCGGGAAGCTACGAGAAGGGAACCAAGGTGACGGTCAACGCCACGGAGGCCAGCGGCTGGCGGTTCGTCCGCTGGTCGGATGGCGGGTATCAGCGGCATACGGTCACGCTGGACGCGAACAAGAGCCTCACGGCCTATTTCGAGCGGTACACCGTCACCGGGGACGAGATCCTGCAAGGGACGGATCTCACCAGTTCGTCCTACTGGAACGCTTACGGGGACTCGTCCGTCCAGTCGGTCAGCGGCGGCGTGGCCACCTTGCGGTTCGGCGGGGAGGCCAATACCGACCAGGTGATGTTCAACAAGGGACGCATGGGCGGCAAGCTGGAGATGGGACACCGGTACCGGCTATCGTTCCAGGCGAGGACATCGTCCGGGACGACGAACATCATATCGGCGATCGGCGACAATAGCCTTGACTTCATCAATACCGACGATGTCATCTATGGCGAGGAGGCGAGCGCGTCCTACAAGACGTTCTCGGTGGAGTTCAGGGCGGATCGGGACAGCACCTCGGGGGATGGACTGCTCTTCACGGCGATCTCGGCGTGCGTACTGCAAATACGGAACATAACATTAAAGGAGGCGTGACAATGAGAAACGAGAACAACCCATCTATCTCCGGCACGGAGATGAAGTTCGCCCTGGGCCTCGACCTGCCGGGCGGGCTCACGATGGACGACGTGGAGTTCGAGGCCCTGTTCTACATCTATTCCAACCGGACGGCGACGATCCCCAAGTCCGGGATGGGCCGGATTGACGAGAACACCTATGTCGTAACGCTCGACACCGCCCGGATCGGTGGTGGCGGACGGATCAAGTGCCAGGTGAGGGTGGAGATCCTGGACGCGAACATGGCGGACGGCGTGAGGACGGAGATCATAGGGATCGAGACGGACGAGACGGTAAGGTATGGCGTGCGTTAAAGGACATATCATAAGGGTCGAGACCGCACGGGTGGAACTGGAGCGGATCGAGTCCGTGAGCGCCACTCTCAGACGGATGGCCCGGATCGGCGCGAGGCTCACCAAGGTCTGCGGGGTGGATTATGGCGTATGGCTGTTGGTATCTCCCGACGAGCCCGTATGGGTGACCGATGAGATGCCCGCGCTGTTCGGGGTGAGGTCGAACACGGAATGGAGAATCGAGTGATTAACAAATAAAAAATACGAAAGATCATGGCGAAAGCGGCATGGGCGGTGGTCACCCCGCCCCAAGGATCGGGTGACAAGGAGGTGAGCGTAAGGTCGGACGCGGAGCATACCGGCCGGAACGCGCGAAGTACGGTATTGACCTGGAAGGCGGTGAACTGCCCGGACGTGCAGCGGACGGTCATGCAGGCGGGCAAGCCCGAGTACGTGGACATAGCGGACACGGCGGCGAGCGAGAAGACGGGAAAGGTGGTCACCATATCCGGTGTCAGCAACTCAAAAAAGCTGACCTTCTCCCTCGGCATGGGAGACTTGGAGATAGCGCTGCCCGGCAATTATACGGCAAACAGCGTGTTGACGGCTAACGGGGAGGCGATAGCGGGCGATCCCGGTGGATTAGCGGTGTATGACTTCTCCATCGCCATTACGGTACCGGCGAACGAGGAGATCGAGCCGCAGACGAGGCAGGTCATCGTGACGGACGAGGGGGGGCACCAGGACGTGTGCCTGTTGACACTGGCGGCCGGAGATGCCTACCTGCGTGTCACGGAGGGCGAGATCCTGCTGGATTACCAGGGCAACCCGGTGACCGTGAACGTGGAGTCAAACACGGACTGGACGGTGGAGTGATGGCTACCGTCACGATACCCTGGGGCCAAGGGGGCGGCAACGTGGAGGTCATGCGGACGGTGCGTCAGGAAGGCCGGCGGGAATACCTCCGCGATGCCTCCGGCGACCTGTTGAGAGATTCGAACGACGTGGAACTTAAAGCATTGAAATAAGATGGGACTATTGAATTACACGACAGCCAAGATCAACGAGCTCTTGGCGAAGGTGGCGGCCCTGCCCGCCAAGGTGATGGACGGCGACACCAAGATACCGTCCAAGACAAGTGAGCTGGAGAACGACAGCAAGTTCGTCAAGGAGACCGGCCTGAAGACCGTGAACGGGCATTCCCTACTGGGAACCGGCGACCTGACCATATCCGGCGGTTCCGGAGGTGGCGTGGCAGACTCGGTGGACTGGAGCAAGGTGCTCAACAAGCCGGGCTGGGTAAACTCCCAGACCAAGCCCTCCTACACGGCCAGCGAGGTGGGGGCGTTACCTTCCGGCACCTCCATCCCCTCCAAGACAAGCGAGTTGACGAACGACAGCAAGTTCGTCAAGGAGACCGGCCTGAAGACCATCAACGGGCAGTCGTTGCTGGGTACCGGCAACATATCCATATCCGGCGGCTCCGGGGAAGGAAGCGGCGGAGGAAACGTGAACGTGATGAACGCGGCGGAGCTGAAAGCCGTGAGGAACTACGTGTTCAAGCCCTCTAACGATGGATCAACGGATGGAACGTTTTCCGCACTCAATATCGCTACCCTAAATGAATCTGGATTGATGAGCACTCAACAAGTCAAAAAATTGTATGATATCAAGGACGTTTACAAATTCCCGGCAGCTGTATTGGGCTTGACCCCGGCATCCACCAGCGATGAGATCTTGGCGGCATTCGGGCTTGATCCAATCCAAGAGAACGGAAATCTTGCGTACATAATCTATTTATTATCATCTGGGCAATCTGCAGATTACAATGAAGAATTTCCATCGTTATTCATCGGTAATTACGCATGTTATGTGTACGCCACTATGGGCTCAAGCACGGGAGAGATGGAATTGTCATATATAGGACAAGGAGGAGTGCTCAAGACTGTCAAAGTAACGTGCAAAGATGCGGCGGATGATAAGTTTACCTATTCTGTGTGTTTCTACGAAAGCGGAGGTGAAGAATTTTATTTACCTTCCTCAACCTTTGATTTGACAAAAACATCTACAAAAGAGGAGGTAGCGGCTGTATTCAATCCTCTTGGAGGATTAGATCATATAATAGAATTGGCAAAAAAAACGACAACTAAATTCTATATTGTTGATGCTTCCACAGGAACAGGAAATAACCGTTCTTGCGTTAACCTGGGAGGGCATACAGTTGCTAGTGTACTTCGCTATATAAACATATCTTATGTTGATAAGTTTCTTGTCTCACATTATATTCAAATATCCGGGACTAAAACATCTTATCTTGTATCTGATAAAAAAGATATAAATCTTAAATCTGCCATAAACTATGAAACGGTTGGACCAGAGGTTTATGCCTTGACATCCCAATCAACATCTGAAGAGATAAGGTCTGCGTTCTTTTCTTTAAGCGAATTTAAAAGATATATCGAGGCCGCTAAAAAAGGATACATATTACGAACGAGTATTCCTGAATCCATGGGATTAGATTATAAGAATCCAATTTATCTCAATACGCTTATCGCTCATGTCACAAATGATGGTGACGCTATTTTGGAGTATATAATAGCTGGTCCCGGAATAAATGGCTATGCAGGGATGCAGATTGTATTTATAAGCTATACTGCGTCCAGTGATTCTTTTTCTATAAGCGTATTGCCATTTTCGACTGGGAGTTAAGCTTATAAAAAAGAGATCGGGATAGATCCTAAAGAAAGATTTATTGAATTCTTTATTCTTGTAATAAAAGCAATGATTGTCGATTGATTTTATCAAGACAACTTAGAGACCTTATCGGGGACAGGCAAAAAAGAAAGCCCCCGGCTGTTAGTAAAGACGCCAATCACATACTAACGAACAAATGCGAGACACCGCACGACCGGGGGCTGTAAGCCTTCAGCCGCGATGTCTCGTTTTGTTTTATGTGATTGGCAATACAAATATACTTTAATTTTTGGAGATTATGACAATATACGAGATACTTTCTTTCAATAAGGAATTGCTCCAGCGTCTATTTAATGCCGGAATAAGGACAAGCGATTGTTTGTATGTCGATTTGTTCGATGATTATACCCGAATGCGGGCGGCGGGTGAAAAGACAACCTATATCGTGGCCGTCCTTTCTGACAAATATGCCTTGAGCGAGCGAAAGGTGTACGGTATCATTCGCTATTTATCAAGCGACTGCATAGGCCGTGCAGTGCAAGGTCAGGCGTAAATTCGCTCACTAGATAGTTTGGTTCTACCTTTGTCCCAAATCCTTAAAACGAGACAAGTATGGGCAAGTACACTTACAAGCCGCAATATGGCGTGATCGTCATTTGTGCAGATGAAAAAGAGCAAAAGGAGATTTATGAGCGTCTCCTGAAAGAAGGTCTAACCCTTAAAGTGGTGAATGTATGAGAATAGAGGTACAACATCATTGTAGCGACTTCAACAGCTATCGGGCCGCACGGGTAAAAAGCCTTTTCAACGCGGAGAAAGGCTGCGACTGGAAAAAGACGGTAGAACTACCCATCGAAAACCGGGTATGGCAAATCGGACTGATTGTCGGTCCATCCGGTAGCGGAAAAACCAGTATTGGAAGTAAGATTTTCAAAGAACCTATTTATGACCTCTATTCCGGCTGGGATAAGAATAAACCTATTGTGGATTGTATCGCCCCCGATGGGGACTTTAACACGGTGACGGGTATGCTTTCAGCCGTTGGCCTCGGCGATGTTCCGGCGTGGCTCCGGCCGTTCCACGTGTTGAGTAATGGAGAGAAATTCCGGGCGGGTCTCGCACGTTTGGCGTGTGAACGACCGGAACACGCTGTAGTGGATGAATTTACGTCTGTCATAGACCGACAGATAGCCAAGGTAGGGGCCGCCGCATTCTCAAAGACATGGAGACGTGGGGACGGGCAGATCGTACTTCTCTCCTGCCACTATGATATAATCGAATGGTTACAGCCCGACTGGGTGTATGATACTGCGGGGGCACGGTTCTATGACCGTGACTGCCTTCGGCAACGTTCAAAACTCGAACTTCAAATTTATAAAGTCAGGGGAACTATATTCCCAAGATTGTTTAAGCAGCATTATTATTTAGACCTTCCTATGCCGGTTGCGGCCGAGTATTTCGTTGGCTTTGTCGGTGGTGAGCCCGTCTGTCATTTAGCGGTAACACCACTCTTTACGGCAAAGGCTTACCGGTCCACCCGGTTGGTAGTACTTCCCGAATGGCAGGGAATAGGCGTTGGTACTAAATTTTTAGCGGCCGTTTGTGAATATCATCTTCAGGGACATGGTAGATGTGGTAAACCTTACCCGGTATTCTTTCACACCTCACACCCGCAACTATGTGGGGCGTTACGCCACTCTAAAAAGTGGATACAAACCGGAGCGCGTTTATATGGGGATAATAAAGGGCGCAGCGCGGCTTCGATGACACGTTCGGCCCAAAGGTTAAATAAGTCTGATCGTGCGGCAACCGGTTATGGCGGCCATTTCAGGGCGGTTCAGACATTTAAATATATAGGGAATGGTAATTAAAATATTGGGAAATTGCGAGTCGGTGGCATTCAAAGCGGCCGAAATGTTCGTTAAGGCAAAAGGGCATACGCTTTGGTGTGATGGGTATCGGTGTGATCTTGCCATTGCGCCACTCCTTACGGTGAAAGTTTCCGATGAGGAACTGAAAGAGGCGAACTGGGGTATGTTGATATTCCATCCCTCTCCACTACCTTACGGGCGCGGGGCATCATCTATCAAATGGGCGTATAAACGAGGGGAACCGATAACCGCCGCCACATGGTTTTGGGCAGACTCCGGCTATGACACCGGCGATATTTGCGAGCAGGAGATAGTAAAAATAGACTATGGTGTGCGGCCTCGCATCTT